TCAGATGAGAGAGTTGTAAGATCTTTTCTAGATGATGCTGAAATAGAAACATTGAAGGATGAATTCATCTCTTCTTTGATTCGCAGTAAAGACATAAGAGAAGAATATACTTTGAAAAATTCTTCAGGAGAAGAAGTAACCATAACTCCAGAAATTTCAGAGAAAATAGTGCATATACATGACAATCTTTCAAGAGACAATCAAGAGGTTTTCATGGATATGTTGGTTCACTCAAGAGAAACATTTGAGCAAGTTGTGAATTTTTGTGAGTCATACTCAAAGAGATAAGAGGTAACGAATGGCATATACGACTATAACTTCAACACATAAAAAGTTTTCTGCTATTTTTACAGGAACTACCACGTTAGATTCTTCATCAGCTATTTTTGGGGGAGTTACCGCAGAACCTTCAACATTTGGGTTCAATAGAGCTTTCGTTGACAGTGGACAAACTGCTACTCTTACTTTTCATGGTGTGGGTGAACTTGTTCTTCCTGCTGGAACAACAAATTTCAGAGGAAATGAAATTGCATTTGGTTCCTTTACAGGATGCACAGGTGTTTCAGTCACTGTTTCTGGTGGAAGTGCTGTTTTGGAATTCAGTGGAGTTCCCACGACAATATCGGAAGATTACTTTAAGTAAGGACAATCAGACATGAAACTATTCAGAGAAATAAACGAGGAAGTTGAAATTCTCACCGAAGAGACAGAAAAGGGTGAGAAGAAGTATTTCATTGAAGGAGTGTTTCTTCAGGGAAATCTCAAGAATCGTAATGGAAGAATATATCCAATGGAAATTCTCGACAAGGAAGCTTCCAGATATTCAAAGAGTTTTATAGAACAAAAAAGAGCTTTTGGTGAGTTGGGGCATCCCGATGGACCAACGATCAACCTTGAAAGAGTTTCCCACATGATTACTTCTCTTCGTAGAGAAGGTGAAAACTATATCGGAAAAGCAAAAGTGATGGATACACCATATGGCAAGATCGTCAAGAACTTGATTGACGAAGGAGCTAAGTTGGGTGTTTCTTCAAGAGGAATTGGTTCACTTGAAGAGAAAAGAGGAGTCAACTTTGTGAAGGACGATTTTCAACTTGCAACTGCGGCAGACATTGTTGCAGATCCTTCGGCTCCAGATGCTTTTGTGAATGGTATTTTGGAAGGCAAGGAATGGGTCTATGAAGCAGGCCTTTTGGTTACTAGAAATGCTTCTAGAGCAGAAGAGATGGTGGAAGATACGAAGAAGGAAATCAAGAGAATTCGTTCAGTAAATCCAAGAGTAGTGGAAGAAAAGGCAGTAAATGCATTTTCTCGTTTCATGCAAAATCTTTAATATTATAAATAAATATTAGAATCAAGGAGTAATTTCATGGATATTCAAGAAACAGCAAAGAGTCTGCTCGAAGCCGAAGAAACGGCAAAAAGTGCAGCAACCAAACCAAAGTTCACACACTCTGCAAAGGGTGGGAAGCACAAGGATTCAGAAGGTCTTGAGGGTTCAACACAAGGAATGCCTCCTGAAGGTTCTGAAGAAGACACATTCAAAGCAAATGTTGCTTCCAAGGAATCGGAAAGACCAACTGATGAGAAGATGCCTGGCAAGAAGGCCGGAAAACTTCGTAAGAAGGATTCTATGACCGATCCAGAGAGTGAAGTTGAAACTGAAATTGATTATCTTGCTGATAATCCAGGCAAGAAAGCCGCAGAAAAGGTTGGAAAGACAACCAAGTTGACCAAGGAAGATGAAGACAACGATGATGAAGAAGTCGTTGAAGAAGAAATTTCAATCGACCATCACTTGGAAGCTCTTTTCAATGGTCAAGATCTCACCGAAGAATTCAAGGAAAAGACCGCAACCATCTTCAAGGCGGCAGTCAACGAAAGAGTTTCCGCAGTTGTGGAACAACTTGAAAACAAGGTAGAGACAAAACTCGCATCCGCAATCGAAGAAAACAAGGAAGAGATGGCAAATAATCTTGATTCTTATCTCAACTACGTTGTCGAAGAGTGGATGAAGGAAAATGAAGTCGCTATTGAAAGAGGACTTCGCAACGAGATCACCGAAGAGTTCCTTTCAGGTCTTCGCAATCTTTTCCTCGAACACAATATTGACGTTCCCGAATCAAAGGTTGATGTTCTTGAGAAGATGGCAGAAAGAATTGAAGAACTTGAAGAAAGTCTCAACAAGGAAATCGAGAACAACATTTCTCTTCGTGAAAGAGTTGAAACCGCAGACAAGAGAGACGTTGTTGAGGAAATCGGATATGACCTTACTGCTTCAGAAAGAGTCAAACTCCGTAAACTTCTTGAAGGAATTGACGCCGAATCACATGAAGATTTTGTGACCAAGGCAAAGATTCTCAAGGAGAACTACTTTGCAGAAACAATTGAAAGATCAGTCGATTCAGACAATGAAATCCAAGATCTTCAAGAAAATTACGAATTCGAAACTGGTGGTAGCATGAGTGCATATGCTCAGGCTATCAGTAGAATCGGCAAGACCAGAAAATAATAAGATATTTCTTTTAAAGGAGTAAATAAATGGAACCTAGTATACTAACAGAACAACTTGAGAAGAAATGGCAGCCCATTCTTGAGCATGCCGATCTTCCCGAGATCAAAGATTCGTATCGTAAGCAAGTCACTTCGATTCTTCTTGAGAATCAAGAGAAGCACCTCAAGGAGGCTGCACCAGCCAACGCAACCGTAGCAGGTGGAAATTATCCCATGAGCAATTGGGATCCCATTCTCATCTCTTTGGTTCGTCGTGCAATGCCCAATTTGATTGCTTATGATGTTTGCGGTGTTCAGCCCATGTCTGGACCAACCGGACTCATCTTTGCTCTCCGCAGTCGCTATCAAGGACAAGATGGTGCAGAGGCTCTCTTCAACGAAGCACAAACCAAGTTTGGTGGTGCTGGTGGAACTGCATACAATTCACAAAATGGTGCAGGACTTACCAATGGTCTTGAAGGTGGAAGTGTAGATCCCCTAGAGTCGATCTCAACTTCTACCGTGAGTGCAAATCTCGACCCAACTGGTGCTTATACTACTCAGGCTGGTGAATCACTCGGTGGTGCTGCTGCCGACTACTTCCCAGAAATGGCATTCAGCATTGAGAAGACAACCGTGTCTGCAAAGACTCGCGCTCTCAAGGCAGAATACACAATGGAATTGGCACAAGACCTCAAGGCAATTCACGGTCTTGACGCCGAAACCGAACTTGCTAACATCCTCTCGGCTGAAATCCTTGCTGAAATCAACCGCGAAGTTGTTCGCTCGATGTATTCAACCTCGAAACTCGGATGCCGCGCTGGAACAGTTCAGACCGAAGGTATCTTCGATCTCAACGTAGACGCCAACGGTCGTTGGTCGGTTGAAAAATACAAGGGACTCATGTATCAGATCGAACGTGAATCAAACTTCATTGCTAAGGACACTCGTAGAGGAAAGGGTAACTTCATTCTCTGCTCGTCCGATGTTGCTTCGGCACTTGCAATGGCCGGTGTTCTTGACTACACCCCCGCACTCTCGACCAACCTCAACGTCGATGACACTGGTAACACCTTCGCTGGTGTTCTCAATGGCAAGACCAAGGTTTATGTCGATCCTTACTTTAGTCAGTCAGTCGCTTACGACTTCTGCATGGTTGGGTATCGCGGAACCAGCCCATATGACGCTGGTATGTTCTACTGCCCATACGTTCCATTGCAGATGGTTCGTGCAGTTGGTGAGCAAACCTTCCAACCCAAGATTGCATTCAAGACACGTTATGGAATCGTCAACAATCCATTCGTTTCTAGTGTTTCTGCCGGTGGTGGTTCGATTACTGATCGCTCAGATCCAGTTTCCAACGATGGCAAGAGAAGTAACCCATACTACAGAATTTTCCGTGTTGACAACCTACTCTGATAGGTTATTGGGAAAGATAAATAGAAGGAGGGGATGGAAACATCCTCTCCTTTTTTCTTTTGGAGAAAAACATGGTAGAAATCAATGTATCTGATGCAAGTGGTAAACAGCCAAGAAAAATAGGTTATATAAAAAATCAACCAGAAAATACCAATTTACTTGAAACCACTTCTTTTAAATTGATAATAAGCAAAATTCCTGAGACAACTTTTTTTTGTCAGTCGGTTAACTTACCCGGTATAGGCATTGAAAAAGTAGAACAACAAACAATTTTCAATCC